ATTCCGAATGTCGTTCGAGGCGCGATCGTCATGGTTGCCGGACTCGTGCTCGGGCTGCAAGCCCTGCTCTTCATCGTTTCGACTTCGAGCATAGTCATCTTGAAGCTTGCATCAGTGCTTTGGACTCTCGTCTCCGGCGGAGCCGCGATTAAGATTCTGAACGTCGCGATCGGAGGACTTGGCTACGTTCTCGGTCAGCTCGGAATGCAGACGGCTGCGTTGAAGGTCGGACAGATCGCCTTGACCTCCGGAATGAGTCTCGGGTGGAAAGGAGTCACCGCAACGCTAGCGCAGGTTCCGAAGGCCTTCGACTTGATTGGAAAGGGTGCCGGCACGGCTCTAGCGAAAGTTTCTGGAGCCGCTATCTCGACAGCGACTTCAGCCGTTTCGAAAATTCCGAGCATCCTCGGAACTGTGATGAGTGGAATAGGAAAAGTCATTTCTGTTGCCACGACTCACACTTCGAAGCTCGGCCTGGGCTTCGTCGGCCTTTCTCTAACAATGGGCCTTGTTGCTAAAGCCGGCTGGGCGATGGGCACGGCTCTCGGCAGCTCACTTCTTGCCGCAGGGGATAAGGTTCGAGGAGTCAACGACGCAACGCGGGACGCTGTTGCGAAAGTCGGCTTACTGAAAGGAGCGTGGATTCTTCTCGGAGACGTCTTCAAGGGGATTCCGGGTCAGGTCAACGCTCTCTACCATCAGCTCTTCGGAGGAATTGCAGACTGGATTGACTCGATCGCGATCAAGCTCAACAACACGTGGGTTGGAGCTTTCGACGCAGTCGCGAAGAAAGCCTCGGAGCTCGGAGATCTCTTCTACGACTGGGCCTTGCAGCAATACGGTATTGAAGAGATCAATAAGAAGATTGTCAACTCGATGTACGAGCAGGATGCCGCGGGCAAGAGAACAGTTCTGACGATGTCCGCGTGGCAAGCAAAGATGAAGGAGATCCACGACGAGATTCAGAAGGTCGATGCAGCGCTCAGAAAGACCTCAGAAGCGGCGAAGTGGACTGACTCCGCAATTGTTGCTAAGCTCACCGAGCAGCGCGAAGCGGCAGTGAAGGAGAACGCCGGGAAGGCTCTCGGCCTCGACAAGCCTCTTGGGGATCTTGCGCTGTCTGAGCATGTGCTTGCAGTGAGCACGGTTGAGGCGACACGCGCACAAGAACGTCAGGCGAAGGTTGTTTTTGCGCTGTCCGGGGGAATTGCAGGAGCAGCGCGCAAGGCTCTCGAAGCAGCAGATCAGTCGGCACGACAGGCTCAGATTCAAGAGCAACTGCGAGCCGCTGCAGGGCCAGGACAGGCCGGCTACATCGCAAAGGAGATTGAAGCTCAGAAGAAGCTCAAAGCGGCCCTCGCCGAAACAGCGAGTCAGATCGCTTCGAACGTCCTTGCATGGAAGGGCCTTGCTTCTGCCTCCGTGACTGCAGCGCTTCCGGCAAGTCTTGAGGCTCTCGGCGATGCGAGCCGCGTTACGGAAGACCAGCTCGCCGGCCTTGCAGAGCAGATCGGAGTTGCTCGAGCAAGCGGACAGAGTTTCTCTGCTGCAGCGACCAAAGTCGCTGATGACGTTGTTGCACGGTGGCTCAGGTTTAGCAAGGCGACTGAAGAGCTTGAGAAGCTCACCGAGGCGATGGAAGCGGCTGAAGACCGTGTGAAGACGATGAACGTAGCCTTCGGGATCGGTCCTGACATTCCCGGCATGCAGGATATGATGAGCCTTCAGCAATCTTTCGGTATGATGGCTCAGCGCCAGGGCGGGGACATGAAGGCGCTCGGGGATAAGACGATTCTTACGTTCATGAAGGCTGTTCGAGACGCCTCAGAGAACGCGGCACCGGCAGCGAAGGAGATAGGAGACGGGCTTATCACGTCGATCTTCGGAGATCTCACATCGAGTGGGAAGATCACAGCCGCTGCGGATATCGTAACGAAGTACCTCGATGAAATCGGGGATAAGACGAAAGACGGAATGGCGGACGCCGCTACTACGGGGACGGAGTTCTTCAAGCAGCTTCAGGGGCACGGAGAAGAGGCAAAGCAGCTCTTTGTCGAGAATACTGATGAGGCAGAGAAGCTCATCATGTCGCTCGCTCCGCTTAGCCCGGAGCTCGCGAAGGCTGTTGCTCAGCTTATCAAGGCACGCCTGCAGCTCGAAGGGATTAAGAAGATCGACTGGGCCGGAGTCTTCAGCGGAGCTTCAGAGTTCTTCAGTAGTCTGTCGGCGAGCGCAGGAGACGCTGCAGACCGAATCAGCCAATCACTCTCTCGGATCAGTAAGACGATTCAGGATGTACAAGCTGCAGGAGGCATGGGTACTTCGAAGGGAAAGGGAATGGCGGTCGCTGGAGCCCTTTCCGCAGCAGGCTCCCTCTTCAGTCCTACGAGCAAGCTCGGAGGGGCCCTGTCGGGAGCAGGAGCAGGAGCAGCAATCGGAACGATGATTGCTCCGGGCATCGGAACAGCAATCGGCGGAGTCGTCGGAGCAATCGGAGGACTCATCGGAGCGAGCAAGAAGGCCAAGGAGGAGATGAAGCAGCTGAAGGAGCAGTTCCTTCAGTCCGTCGGCGGCTTGAAGCAGCTTGAAGCAACAGCGAAAGAAGCCGGGATCTCCTTGGACAAGATGTTCAAAGCGAAGAACGCAAAGGACCTCGAGAAGGCAATTGTCGGGATTCAGGAGAAGTTGCAGAACTGGAACGAGGCGAACGCGGCGCTTCAGGAAGCAATCGACAAATACGGCTTCACGATCGAGGAGCTAGGTCCGAAGTTCAAGCAGCAGCGTCTTGACGAGATGGCAGGAGAACTTCTTCAGGACTACAAGCTTCTCACTGCAAGCGGCATCGATGTGAACACTGTCATCCAGAAGATGTCGCCGAACATGAACGAGTACATTCAGACAGCTCTGAAAGCGGGAGCTCAGATTCCCATTGCGATGAAGCCCGTGATCGATGCAATGATTCTGAACGGAACGCTCCTCGACGAAAATGGAAATGCGTACGCGTCGGCCGAAGCGGCAGGGATCACATACGCTCAGACAATGAGCGACATGTTCACGAGCCTGATTGAACGGATTGACACCCTCGTCAATGCGCTCCTCGGAATCCCGGACCGGACCGTAAACGTGAACACGGTCTATACGGACACGTTCAGGAATCGACCCAATCCGGACAATCCGGACGGTGATTCAGAAAACACTGACAATGCAACGCATCGTACTTCTCCCGACTACGAAGCAGCCACAGGCTTCCATGCAATCGTGCGGAGACCCACTCGCCTCCTCGTTGGAGAAGCAGGACCGGAGCGCGTCGACGTCACTCCGCGAGGGGAGCAGGCTCCTGGAGGAGGCTCTTCAGTGACCTTCAACTCGAGCTTCCACATTGACCCGTTGCAGAGCAACGCAGCTCGCGGAGATCTTGGAAAGTTCCTCGTCAAGCAGTTCTTCCGGGAAGCTCGAAACAACCCACTGATGAAGAAGGTGCTCCGGGAGGGCCAACGCGGATGAGCTTTCATGGACAGTTCGCCTCTCTCATCGCGGCGGATCCTTCCGTTGCCTGCCCTGCTCTCGAGGTGACGTTGAACGTTGCGGGGTGGAATGAAGGAGTCCAGCTTAATGTTTCAGACTCGGCCGTCTCCGCTCGAGGAAAGAGCTACGACGTACGTGTTGTAGATGGAGGCTGGGGAAGCTTTACGAAAGCCTTCGACGTGCAGGCTTCTGGATTAAGTGGCCTGAGCACGAATGTGACGCTCGCTGACCCGGATGGGAAAGTCCGCGCAGCACTGCTCGCAGGAGAGCAACGGAACAGTCCTGCGGTTCTCTACCGCGTGATTCCGGGATCGACGCTCGACTACGCCACATGCTTCACTGGACTTCTTGACTCCTGGGAATACCTTCCAGGACAGGTTCAACTGAACCTCCAGACGGACGAACGAGCACTCCGCTCCTTCTGGCCTGCATGGCCTTACCTCCAGGGTGAGTGGTTTTCGATGGATCCGGAATTCGTGGGGGAGCTCAGTGCTCTGCTCTACGGGAAGCACGACTCGACCGGCCTGAGTGGGAAGGGGATGCTTCCGACAGTGCCGGTCTGGATCGGAGCGAACGCGTGGTATGCAGTGCACCTCGGTCCGGGCGATCTTGTGAAAGACGTGTACGTCGCAGACGTGAAGAAGACCGAAACCACTCACTACAACAAGATTTACGGATCGTATGCCGGAGGCAAGATCTGGACGATTGTTGAGTTCGTTCCGGGCAGCTTCCCTGCGGAGGGTGAAATCGTCACAGTGGATGCCTACGGCTACGCTGCAGTCAATGATGGCATCTACAATGGGGCAGCCGTCCTTACGAACCCGGTCAAGCAGATTCGGCATTTCCTCGTGAACTTCGCTGTGAATAGGTCGAAGGGCTACAACCCAGGATCTTGGGCCACTGCCGCTTCAATCATCGATGGACCTTCCTGGAACATTGCAGCGGCTTACGCCGACTCTCTCGGCCTCGAAGGGAGTCGCTTCATCGGGGGCTCACCCCGACGCGTTCTCGACATCCTCCAAGAGTGGCTCGAGTCCTTTCCGATGTTCAAGGCGCACTGGACTGCGGATGGAAAAATCGCCCTCCGAATCTGCTCCCTTCGGTGGCCCGGCTACTGGAACTCGACGAAGCCCCTTCTTCGTCCGGAGAATGAATTCGAAAACTCTTTCCGCTACGAGTCCGACACTGCAGACCTGACCCGGAAGATCAGCGCGCAGTTCTTATACGATGAAGTCCAGCAGACCTTCCTTCGGAACCTTGCCGTTCAGGATTTGAGTGTCGACGTCCTTTCAGACTCGACGGTCGACATGTATTGGTCTCCAGCGAGACAAGTCTAAAGAGAGGATGAAGAATGAGCAAGGCACAGTCGATCTTTTCTGCGATGTACGGGTGGAAGCCTCCACAACGTGCTGCGCGGAGCAGCCTTCGGGCCGCAGGCTTCTTCACCTTCAAGCAGTTCCACCAGGGAGTCCTGGTGAAGAAACACAAGGGCCCGAATCTCATTGTCAATGCAGGCTTTGTCCACCTTGTTGGACTTGCCGGAGGCCTCGAAACAGTTCCCTTCCTCTACATAGGACTCGGAACAGGAACGACCGCTCCGGATCCCACCGATACGACACTCGAAGCGGAGATCGTGACGAACGGAGGAGAGCGAGCCCTCGCAGCGGCAGCTTACGCCACGACGAACGTGGAGAACGACACTCTGACGCTCGTGAAGACGTTCACGATCACAGGAGATCTCGACGTTGCAGAGGCTGCCATCTTCACGGCTGCCACATCAGGAGTGATGCTCGGAAGGCAGGTTTTTAGTGACTTCGTGGACGAGCTCGTGAATGGAGACTCCTACGAAGTCACCTACTCGCTCGTGCTTTCTGCATAAGGCGCAAGCTCTATGACTGATGTTTTTCGCTCAATTCAAGACTTCGGAGTCGCTTCCGACGCAATCGCGAAGCGGATTCCGAAGCTCACTGTTTCGGACTCTGTGCGTTCGAGTCTTTCGATGCAGCTCAGGCTTCTCCGCCATCCTCTCCTCTACGTCTTCTCCGAATGTCCCCCGCTCTACGGAGACTTGGAGCCCGGGGACACGATCTACATGGACCATCAACTTCTTCCAAGGATCGTTCGTGGAACGGAGCCCTGGAACCTCGCACCTCTGTACGTTGTCAGTGTAACGGATCACGTTCAGCCCGCAAAAATCGAGCTGCGCTGTCTGGACTTGAGGCTCGTTTACTGTACGTGGTGGAGTCCGCTCCTCACGGACATTGGAATGACCGACGATCTGAACGGGATCCCCATCATCGATCAGGCCGGAGGCTGGACCACGGCACGTGCACAGATCGCCTTCGGCGAACGTCCAGGCAACGACGAAACGTTCCAGGCTGTTGCGGTCAACACTCCTGTGATCGATGGGTTCGGACTGCTCGTGCAGGGAGGGGGCGACGTAAACCTCCTCCTGAATAGTGCGTTCAGCGAAGGGACTGGAGATGTCTTCACGTCGTGGACGACAACGACAAGTGGCTCGGCCATTGCCGTAAGCTGGGCCCTCTACACTCTGATCGACGCAACCGGCTACCGACGCGCCTGCACGCTCGCCACCTACGCGACGGGAGAAGCCTCCTATCTCAGCCAGACCGTTTCCACCGTAGGTGGGAAGAAGCTCTACGCTCGCGTCTTCTACAAGAATGGTGGAGCAGTTGACGACCTCGTAATCCGAATTCAGCGCTCAGACGACTCCACGTACTGGCGCGAGTCCGACGGCTCGTGGCAAGCTGGGGCCGTCGACAATCCTATCTCTCCGAAGAGCGGGGTGGTCGGATCGAACCGCTGGGTCTCGAAGCAGCTTGACCTCTCAGCGGCAACCACGAACCTAACGGTCAGCGTGGGGCACTTCAGTGCCGTCTACAACGGAGGCCAAATCACACAGCTGCAGGGAGTAGAGCTTCTCGAGATGACCGCGGATACGGGCCCCTACTGCCGCTGGCGCTCTCCTCTTCCGACGAAAGCCACTGCAGTCACGAGGTTGATGGACAGAGTTCGAATCGCGAACGACTCCGCAGTGAGGGTTCTCTCTCCGCAGACTGGCTTCGTCAAGCTCACAGCACGCCTTCACTGGAGTCATGAGGATCTTGTCGACTCGGAAAGAAAGTACGTCTGGTGTGCAGACTTCGATGAAGGCGACAACACAAACTTCTTCCGATGCTTCTATATTCGGGTGGACGAAACAAATGGAGCATGGATCTTCGAGTCTTCCGATGTGACTGCTTTCACCGGAGCGGTTCTCCTTACGACTACGGGAACGCTTCCCCAAGCCGAAGACCTCCTCACGATCATCGGAAGGTGGACAGAGTCAAACGAGCTCGGCCTGGTCGGGCAAGCTCTCGACCTGTGGGTGGATGAAGTTAAAGGGGTTGGAGTAAGCGCTGCGGGCGCTCCTTCTATTCTCTCCTCTTGTGGAGTCTATCTTGGGTCGACCCCGAACGACGGAGTCTCTCTAACTGCGGGCTTCGACTCTCACATTACGGACCTCACAATCGGCGAACACTGTCCGACAGACGAAGAGCTTCTGAGGTATTGAGAATGAGTTTCAAGGTTCTTGCAGGCCCGTACATGAACAGTCTTGTTCTTGCCGCGGCAGAACCCATAATGGATCCTGCGGCAGTTGCGACATTCCCTGTAGGGAATCTTAGAGACAATCGAAGCGCACTCCCTGCGATTTTTTCTGTTGCGCAGCTAGACTCTTCGATTGTCTTCGATCTGAATCGAGTCAGGGGAGGCTCTGCAGAAGTCGCGGGAGATGATACAGAGTGGACTCCATTCCTTTCGGGAACCGTTGCACTGTCTGCAGCGCATGCAGTTTCTGGAGCAGCGTCGCTGGAGCTCTCTCCTCTCTCCGGAAGTATGATCGCGATTCAGGACATTCGGGTCCGTGCAGGAGAACAGCTCCACTTCATGGCCTCTGCAGGATATACGGTGGACTCCAACCACGCACAAGTCTTCGTCCGGAACAGACAAACAGGAAACTTCCTGCAGGACGACGGCACGTGGGCTCCTCCGACTGCTTCAGACGGATCGATGTCAAGCGCTGGCACTCCTCTTGTCGACGGAGTTGCAGCAGGCTGGAGCGACGTAGATCTTCCTTTCACGGTCGAGCCCTTCTCCACGTGCAAGCATGACGTTGTCACGCTTCGCATCTTCCTCTACTCCGAAGGAGTGGGATACTTCGACGATCTAGCCCTTTGGCCGCTGAACAACTGGTGCTCGATTCATGGACACAACTTGTCTCCGTTCATCGTTCCGAAGCTGCAGAGCAGTGATGATGGAACGACGTGGGCCACTGAAGCAACGATGACGATCAAGCCGGACAGCTTCTATTCGGCGCTCGGCTCGATGCTCGACCACCGCTACTGGAATCTGCTCCTCGAAGGGTATCCGTATCCAAGCCCCTTGACGTATCTAGGAGAAGTCGTACTAGGCCAGTCGTTCGATCTTCTCCACAATCCCGCCTACGGTGGATCGATCTCGTGGAACGATCGGCAGACTCGTCTCGAAACGGCAATGGGAGAGTCGTGGGTTTACTTGCACAACGCTCGAGCACTCCGTCTTCTATCGATGTCGTTCGTCTTTCGGAACGACGCCGAATACGTTCAGTTTAGAGATGCTGTTTTTAGGGGCTCGAGAGGTGGGGCGAATCCGATCGTCATTGCACCGATCGAAGAAGACAGCGACCAGGTAATTCTGGGGAAGATTCAAGAAGCCGTGACAGTCACGAAGCCGGCGCTTCGCACGGCAGACCTAGAAGTGATAGAGTCACCGCTGCCGAACATGCCGGATCCGATTCACGCGTTCGACCTACCTATTGAGGGGGAGCCGCTTTAGGCTTCCGCAGAGCGCGCGTTCTTTTGTAGACGGCAGAAAAGCTAAAACCCAGGCGTTCCGCAACAGCAGCGTAGCCCGTCTGCTCGACTTCTTTGAGGAAGGCCGCATCGTCGGGCCACCGAGGGTCTCGTCCTCGCATTGCTCCTCCGCGAGGGCGGATCGGAATTCGTGCTCGAAGCACCGCTTCTCTAACCGCGATGTGGCTGACGCTAAAGCGCTTTGCGAGGGCCGAGAAAGTCAGTTCCTTCATGATGTAGAGATTGAACCACATTTCATGTTCGGAGGAGTAGCCCAAGCGCTTCGCGACAGACAACCAATCAATCATGGACATTGGAGCCGCCGCCTGAATTCCTGAACGTTCTGCGACATCAGAACGAGCTGCGCGGGGGTGAAGGAGGTTAGACCGAGAAGGTCTTTCGAAGAGATCGGAAGTCCTCTTAGCGACCCTCCATCGCAGAGCGCCCTTCCGAGAATCGCCGCCTTGATCGGTTTTGAGGTGTCGATCGAAAATCGAATGTGGGGGAATTGACCCGCGACGGTGGTCCAAGCGTGAGCTTCTTCGAGCGTCGAAACTCCTAGGAGGTGCACGCGCGAGCAGCGTGCCGGATTCTCAAGAAACCACGCTAGACGCTGCTCCCGGTAGGGCATGCAGAGCATCTGAGCATCTGCAGTTGCGTCGAGGAAGCGAGCTCGATCATCCGGAGTATTCCCCGAAGCCACAACTGCAATCTTGAACTCGCTGCCAAGCCCTTCTTGAGTCTCCCGGAACCACTGTAGGTTCTTCGCTGGTTCTCCGAGTACATCCGGAGCAATGACGTAGTCCGCGTGAGAGCGACGCGCAGCTTCGTGAAGCTCCAAAACGGTGAGAGGTTTGCCGAGCTCATGAAAGCTGTTGTCGAGGATCAGCTCACGGCCGAGATCTCGCGAAGCAAAGAACTTCGCGTACGGCCAGTCTTCGAGCACTCGATGAGCGAGAGCGAAGTCTAGATCCGCGAGCGGTGCGACCTCTCGGAGGAGCGCTGAAGGGATTTCGAAAGCGACTCCAATACGACTTGTGGACCCCTGCGCAGCTTCTCTCATAGGAGTTTGTCCTTAATTTCGGGACAGGTCTTCGTCATTTCGAGCAGACGAAGTCTGGCGTAGTCGGAGACGCTATCGGCAAAGCCGTTCATGAGGTGAGGTTCGTCCGACATGAACGAGTGGGCCGTGACATCTGCCGAATGTATGGTCAGCTGAAAGCGTAGGCCCCCAGCTTCGACTCCGCGTTCAATCTTCATCTCTGCATCTCCTTTTCTCCCTTGAGTCGGAGGATTTCTCGTCGGAGCTCTGCGATTTGCGTCTCTCGTTCTTTCGCCAAGAGATTTGAAGCTTCGAGAAGCTTGGTCAGGCGCCTTACGCTTGCCCTTTCTTCGAGCAGCTCCACGAGCCGAACGTAGACAACTCCGGGCTGGAAGCCGTGCTTCTGTAGAAGCTTCGCTTGCTCTTCCGTGAACGGTTCAGGGACCACTGTATCCTCCTGCTTCTGCTAGCAGTACGCGCCGCTGCTCGTCTAGACGTTTCGCGTCGATCCCGAAGTACCGATTTAGGAGTCCGACTCGACCTTCCGCCATCGGCATCGGCCAGCGAGCCTTTTCGGTCCACTGGCAGGGCTCGATCTTCTGGTCTGCTAGCCAGTAGAGGAAGTCCTCGATCGTGCGGCGGTCGTCCAGAGCTGCAGCCCACTTGTCCAGCTCGTCTCGTTCAGGAGTTAGAGATTCTCGCATCCAAGTTCCTTCCGTAGCAGCTTCGCTGCTTCCTTCTTTCCCGCGTCCTTCGACTTCGTCATCATCCAGTCGGTTCCGATTCCGATGTCTGCGGGACAGAACCACCCTTCGGGATAGAACTTCCTCACGATTGCAGGATCGGCAGAGGCCTCAACGATTTGAGGCCATTTCATCTGCATTACGTCCCGGACGCATGTCCATGTTTCGCGGACAATGTCCTTCGGAACATTGAGCACCGCTTCATCGTGAACGGTCAGGCGAAGCGTGCTCTGCGAAGGAATCTGCCTCTCTAGCTCGATCAGCGCTTCATACATCATGTCAGCAGCAGTGCTCTGCTGGGGGAAGTTATACACTTCCGTGACCTGATGGGTATACCACCACCTACGGCGCATGAACGGATTCGCGAGGAAGTGGTTCTTCTTGACGAAGTCAACGTTTCGCTCTCTCCACTTCGTAAAGACCGCAAAGCGGCTGAGGAAGCGAGCGATGAACTGTTGGACGAAGTCCATGGGAAGGTTGTGACCTTCAGAAATGCTCGCTGCGCCGCGGCCGTAGCCCAGTCCGTACACAATGAACTTTGAGGCGTAGCGTTCTTCATCCGTAACGTCTTCGAGTCTCTTCCCAAGCGTCTCCGAGGCTACCGCCCGGTGGTTGTCCACACCGCTTGCGAGCAGCGCAAGCCCGACAGGATCCCCGGACATGACCATTGCGAGCCGCCATTCGATCTGGCTCCAGTCGACAGACATCAGCACATGCTCTTCAGAGTCAGGGATCCAGATGTCGCGGACTTCTTCGGGCACGTTCTGCGCGTTCGGCCGCCAGCTGTTGAAGCGGCCTGTTGCAGCCTTGCTGACTCCGAAGGAAGGATGAATGCGTCCGTCGCCACTCGCGAAAGCCGGTTCGATGTATGTGGACTTCAGCTTTCGGAAGTGTCGAATCGTGACGAGGGTCTGAAGGACTTTGTTTTCAGGAGCGAGCTCGGCGAGCGCTTCTAGAGCATCGGCGTTTGCCGTAGGCCTCATCCCCCGCTTCTTGTCCATTACGTACTGTACGGGGAGCTTGAGCTTCTCGTAGAGCACCTTCATGAGCTGCTGGGGACTGTCTAAGTTCAGATACGGCTCTCCGAGTTTCTCTTTCAGCGAGACTTCCATTTTGTCCGCTTCTTGCGCAAGCATGAGAGCCCAGCCTGCAGCGCGTTCCTCGTGCAACTTCACTCCGAGCTTCGTCATCTTTCGAAGAATAGGATGCACGGGAAGCACGTGCTCGTAGTAGAGCTTCGTCATGCTGTACGATTCGAGCTCCCGCTTCAGCCCGCGCTGCGGATCAAGAGCAGCCCGATCGGTGGCGATGCAGTCTGTTCCGCAGACCTCATACAACCTGCTTCCGTACGCTTCTTTCGACTTCCAGTAAGGGATGTCTGTGTGAAGCGACGAGATGAACGTCAAGTCTTTATCCGCTCCACGTTGACGGAACGTCCCAGCATTCTGCTCAGCAACTGTTGTCTGTCCGTATGAGGAGTTCGCAAGGTGGAACGCTGTCATCGTGTCAAAGACATTCTCCCACCTAATTTTAAGCCCTTGGTCTTCTGCGAACGGGAAGTCGAAGTTGAGTATGTTCTGACCGACGATTTCGACCGAAGGGTCGTCAAAAAGCGTCTGAAGGAGTTGGTGAGTACTAGCGGACCAATCGAGCACGTGAGCCTTATCTGGCCCCTCGGTAAATCCGCACATCTTAATCTGATCACGCTTCCCGGAGAGACCTGTCGTTTCGAAGTCGAACGTAAACGCTCCCCGCTTTCGGATAGCGCGTAGCAGATCTGCTCGACTATCTGGACTGTTTGACGCAGTGACAATTTCGAACTGTACACGACGCAGTTCGGGGAATGAGCTTTCAGCCTGCGCTCGTACCAAGTCGGCAACGGCGAAGGGCCAGTAGTACTGCGCTCGAGCGATGAAGGCGGGGTGCCATGTCGCCAGGACTTTTCGTCCTCCGAATCCTTCGATTGGGACTCCTCGATGGAGGCCAATCCCTTTTTTATCCGCGAGGACATTCAGTGCCACCTCTCCAAGAGCTACGAGCACGTTCGCGCTGCGCGCTTCGATTTCTTCGATGAGAAAAGGAGCGCAGCACACAATTTCGGTGGGAGTAGGAGTTCTGTTTCCGGGAGGTCTACATTTCACGACGTTCGTGACGAACGAGCCTTTTCTGTAGAGGCCGGCCTGAGCGCAAAGACTGCTCAGCAGGCGACCTGAGCCACCTACGAAGGGAGCGAAGCGGGCTTGCTGTGCGCTGAGCCACGACGGTCCGTCCACACGTGTCGCAGCAATCTGAGGACTCTGCGAGGAGAGGCTAGCCGTTTCGTCCGCGCCAGGAGCTTCTCCTACGAGAATTGCTTTCGCATCGAGCGGCCCAACTCCTCGGACAATTCCGGGCTCGAGGAAGAGGGGGCACGTGCGGCAGCTCTCCGGCTTCTGCCACGGATTCTCCTCTACAACGAGAAGCTTTGCAAGTTCTTCGCGTTCAGAGTCGCTCATGCCGTGCACTCCGGAATTCCCCCGTGGTCGAAGAGAAGAGATCCATCGTGTCCTCTCTTCCAAGCTTCTCCGGGCTTCCTATACTGCTGCATCCACTTTCCTGAAGCTAGAGAAATGATCCTTCGCTTCAGGCCACAGTGTCGACATCTCTGTGTAATAGAGTTGCAGAGCTCAGGGCCAAGGGGAGAAAGCCCGCCGGACCAATAGGCCCACGAATGATTCACGTGCATTTTTTGTCCTTCCGACCAAAGCGCAGGTCGACTAGCGTATTCGCAAGAGGGAGGGGAACTCTCGTAAGGAGCCAGAGGAAGGCTTGAGAGAAAGCGTATTCGAGCCTCCCGCGGTGCTCACATCTTCCTTTGCGAACGTCGCAGCAAGGTCGGGGCCGTACATGAGCAACAGCCATTTAAGGACGGCCTATCAACTGGAGGAATTCCATTCGTGCAGCAGGGTTCAAGAGGAGCACCCCGCGCATCGCACTGACGACGATGTCTCCGTCTGTGCGAACTCCCCGAAACGTCATGCATCCGTGTTTCCCTGCGATTACTACTCCGACGCCTTTGGCCTTGAGCTTCTGCGACAGGGCATCCGCCACGTCGTTCACCAGGTCTTCTTGGAGGATCGGGCGGACGAGCTGGTGCTCTACGACCCGCGCGAGCTTCGAAAGGCCTACGGTCAGCTCATTCGGAACATAGCCCACGGAGCAGGTGTATTCGACAGGCTGAAGATGATGAGGGCACAGGCCGATCACGCGATGCCCCCGAAGGATGACCATGTCGCTGTTGGAGGCGGGGAATGTCGCCCAGCTGCTCTCTGTGGGAGTAAGCATCTCCGCGAACATCTTCGCCACGCGAGCGGGAGTTCCCCTGTAGTTCGGATCTCCAAGATCGAGTTTCATTCCTTGCAGCAGAAGCTCGATCCCTTTGACCATTTTTCTCTGATCCACTTATAGAACCTCTTGAAGGAGACGACGGGTCTGACGGCAGAGCATGCGATGCTCGGGAGTCTGCACGAGTGTAGGATTGTAGCGAAGCTCGATGAGCTGTGCTCGAGCTTCGTTGATCGGTTTTAGGAGTTCGCGCATACGAGCTCCTAGCTCCATTGCATAGAGAACTGTGTAGACGAAAGCAGTCTCTTCAGGAGGAGGCGTCTGGATCATCCGCTTCCTCTTCTTCCTCTTCCTCTTCTTCGAATTCCGAGCCCGTCTCCTCAGGAGCTTCGATCGGCTCCGAGTCTCCGATGTCTCCAGTTTTCTCGAGGAGCCGAAGGTGATTCCAGATGAGGAGGCTCTTATCCTCTGCTTCCTTCTGCGAGCCAGCGTCGAAGGTCATTCGGAAGGATACTGAGAATTCTTTCATTCGATTTTTCTCCTATTGGACGTGAAGAAGTTTGTGCAGCTGGACGCTTAAGCGAAGCTGTGGATATTCGCGGAGCAGGTCGAGGACGTAAAGCAGGTTCTGCTTGTCGACGTCGAACTTCGAGTTTCGCGGCTGGAGAAAGACGGGCTTTCCAACTGCAGCCCACGTCAGTGCATCTTGGAGCCCGGGCCAGCCTTCTCCGACTCCGAGTCCAGGAACGATGACCTTGAGCTCGTCAGCAGCCTCGATCATTTGAGGGAGGAAGTTCGGCTTAGGCGAAACGCAAAGCCAACTGATCAGATCGATGTCTTCTGTGAGGAGCACCGTGCCGGAAGTCTCGATGTGTACACGGATCGACTGCTCTGCAGCTTCCTTCAAGAGCTCCTGAAGATTCTGATTCAGGGGTTCACCCCCGGTTAGGCAGATCGTTCCGTACGGATACGACCACTCGATCAGCTCCGCTGCGGAGTACGAGCCTCCTCCACGCCAGACGAGAGGTTTGTCGAAGTCCGTATCGCAAGCAGAGCAGACACTTTTTCCGACAGAGCATCCGACGAAGCGGATGAAGGCCATCGGAACGCCAGCGTGTACTCCTTCTCCCTGGACACTCTTAAAGCGTTCCGCTACTGCGTACATTGTGCGTTCTCCTTTTCTCCACAGAAGTGAGCAAGCTGACCTTTGCAGACTTCACAGACGATATGTCCGCAGCTCGCGCAGCGTTCACGCGCTTCACCCCCGCAAGGGCAGAAGCAGCATCCGCTCCGAGATTTGCAGTTAGACGCAACAGGAATGAGCGTCACATATTCCTCCAAGTCTTCCCATGCCAAATGTCGAGGACGGTGGTTTTGCCAACAGCGAAGCACCGAGCAACGGATCGAGAGCTGAGAGTGCCTCTCATTCGACGGATCTGAGTAACGTCGTACCGAGTGAGCTTGGCTCCTCCGTGGGGTCGAGAAGTGTCTCTCCAGCGCAGCTTCATGAATCTTCTTTCTTCCTCGAAGGGAGGACTTGAAGCTTAATCGGCTGAAGCGCACGACCGAAGGTCAGGAGCTTGAGCTGAAGGTGACCTCCTTGGAGGAGAAGGTCGAGCTCTTCCGAGTCGAACTCCCACTCGGTCGTGACCTCGAAGACCGGAGCAGGACCGACGGTTGCGATCAGCTGGATGTATTCGGGCTGGCCCGATCCGAACACTGCGGAGTCTCGACCATCCGCCTGAGGAGTAACGGGTTTCATCCTTCCTCCTCGCGAATCGCGCGGGCCTCGGCTACAACCGGCGCCGCGTCACAGTCTGATCTGTGGTCCGGCAGGGTGTGGTGGCAGGCGATGCACTGGCCCGGCCCGCCGACGAAAACGCCTGCGACCCCGACGATCAGCGCGCGCAGCCGTCGCACCTCCACGACGAGCTGGGCCCGCTTCGGATCTACCGTAAACGACATCAACGCCAGCTCGGCATCGGTGATCCTATCGGGCATAGCTTCTCCTCGTGTAATCGCGCGGGCCTCGTCCTCAAGCGCGGGCCATAGGCGCTTCTCGTCGTGCTCCGGTGAGTGCCAGTCCGCGATCAGCGCGCGGAGTCGCCTCACCTCGGCGATGTACCGCTGCACTCCACGCGCGAGGTTGGCCTCTCCCTCGGTCACGCCTTTCGCGTAGCTGAGCGCGGGTAGGAGCGCACGCTCTACGTCTGCCAGCTCCGCTTCGGTGATTCGAGCGTTCATCGGTTCGCCTTTCGACTTGCCTTCTGAAGGCGATCCCGCGTACGATTTTTCTTCCTCTTCCTCCGGGCCTTGAGCTCCTGCGCTAGGAGCATACGGCCGAAACGAATGCGGCGAGCCGCAGCTCTGCTTACGGGCACGAGCTTCTCCCCCCGGGCAAGCGCCGCGGCTACGCTCTTCGGTTCTTCATAGGCTTTGCCCGTTTCGGAGTTCACCCTTGCACCTCCGCGATGCAGTTTTCTGTTTCGTATACGATGACTTTCGTGAGGCGAACTCCTGAGTCTTTCAGCACCGAAGGTCCAACCGTTTCGAGAAGGAACCTCGCGAGATTCTCAGCGGTTGGATTGTACGGAAGCAGAGCCAGCTTGTAGCCGGAGACCATTCGGACCGCTGCAATTGCTTCCTCGTCTTCCCTCCAGAGGACCATTCCATGGTCCCAATGGAGCTCGAGCCAAGAGCCGAAGCGCTCTTTCAGAACGCCGAAGTCGATCACGCGGCCGACTGAGTCGAGCTCTGGGGCTTCAGCCGTGAGGAAGAAAACGTAGTTGTGCCCGTGGAGTTGAGCACATTTTCCTTCGTGCCGGAAGACCCGATGACCGATGGCATACTGCAAGCGACGTGTCGCGGTGATCTGCACTTCGTTCTCCTCTTTCAGTCGTCCAAGACTAGGCAGTTGTCCCAGTCAATATCCTTAGGATCGCAGCCCTCATCGCGGACGAGCTCCTCTGCAAAGAGGCGGAGCTCATGTCCGTCGTCCGACTCAGGATGTGCGAAGTGAAAGGGACGTGCTTCCCCATCGATTTCCACAACGTGCCCACAACACCCTGTGTCGCAGCCGTAGTACTCATGAAGAACAAGAATGCGGGGCATTTAGAGCTCTCGCCAGCGGCAGCCGAGCTGCTTTTCGACTTGGATCAGTACGAGCACGGCCCAGCCTACAGCTCCCAGGTGGTCGTCTTCGGGATCCTCCCCGTTGATCATCTTCTGCAGGTGCTCCTGCATATGGTTGTACGCTTCTAGCGCAAACGCGCGAGCGTGCTCTCGAGTGTCGAGAGACTTGAGCCAGTTGCCTTCCCCGTGCGTCTTCGCGCCTAGAGCGAAGCGCTGCGCGATGCGGCGAAGCCCTGCTGCGGGGATTAGGTCGTAGCGCGCAGCACGTTCGGATCGCTGGGCTCCACCCGGAAGCGTATACACAGCAGCAGAACGCTTTGCTTCATCGCGGATGCGTTGACAGTTGGGTGAGCGCTCTGCATGAGTTGCTTCAAGCCTGTGGCAGCGAGGACAGAGTGGAGGTTCTTCTCGAGGCACACATACCTTTTCGGGGTGGCAGTCGTACGGTTCTCCACACACTTCACAGATGATGCCGCCGTCGTCTTCATGCTGGCTCATTTTGGATCCTTCTCGCTTAGAATGGAGAGAAGACGCTCTCGAGGAAGCGCTTCGACGTTCCGATAGAGATCCTGAGAGAGTCGATCGAGCACTGCTTCGACTACTCCCGGAAGTGTTGGCTGGCCGAGCTCTAGCTCCGCGGAAGCGTCGAAGAGGGTCTTCGCTTCAGCTTCGCTCTTCCGCTCGAGCGCATAGGAGAAGAAATAGTGCGAGGCTCGCCTACGCAACTGCTGATACTCTAGATCCATTTGACCCTCCCTCGCAAGTACAAGTGGGCGGCCCTTCTTAAGTGTGCTAGGCCGTTGCAGACGGCATCCGGTTTTACTTAAAAGGTGGGCCGCCCGCTTCTACCTACGTCGCTTCGCGAAGAAGGAGAGCACGTGAACATAGCCCCAGGGCCGTCGAAGGCTGCTCTCCCTTGCGTCTTATTGCGCCCTGCCCATCCGAGTATAGTACGACCTCCAGAATCCACGTCCAGAGAGCGGCTCTACTGCACGGGCATGTACCGCAGCACCTTGTTCCGGGCCGAGTACACCTTGTCTCCGTCCTTCCTCTCCGGCTCGACCTGCACGACGGCGGCGACTTCCAGCCCGAGGAGCTGCTCGGTGTCATCGAGCACGAACTCCTCGTTCTTCCCCGCGGCCTCGAGGAACTGCCGCGTGCGGAACATCCCTTCTCCGGCGAGCATGAAGTTCTCGAAGACCTTCCGCCCGTGGAACTCCTCGGCCTCCTCCGGACCGAACACGGTCATCTGGCACTCGGCCATCGGGCTGCCGGGGGCCTTCGACGCCGGACCGGTCTTCTTGAGCGTGGTCTTGTCCAGCCGCAGGTGGTAGACACCCTCGGGAAGAGGGCTGCCGGTGGGCATGTCGCCCATTTTCGGTGCGTTCGGAATCATCACCATGATACGTGTCTCACTTTCGGACCGAGAGTGCACAACGAGCGTCAACGCTGCTCGGTTAGTCAGGCCGTTGAGCTCGTACGACTTACGTCGTCTCGACTTTCGGCTTCGCGCCTTCCTTCGGAGGAACGAGAAGGTCGTACGCGGCACGATCTCCGCACATGAGTTTGATCAGCGCACCGATGTTCGGTTCGCAGCGAAGAGGGAGCGCAGGAATTGCTTCCGGCAAGCGCACGCGCGCCGGAGAGCCTCCTTCCCCTTTCGTGATCATCACATGCTTTCCGGCCACGATCCGCAGACGAACGGTTGCGTCAGGCCATCCCGGAAGCTCACGGGGCAGCTTCTGCCCCGGAAGCTCGGGCGCCGCGAAGAGGGCTTCGTCTCCTCCACCGAAAAGCCCTTCGCGGGCGATGATGTACAGATGTGCGTGCAGGGCGAAGAGCTCCTTGTAGAGTTGTCGGCCTTTCTCTGCGAGAAAGCCATACGCTGCGCGTGGATCTTTCCCGTCGCCCTTCATCGTTACGCCGTGCAAGTCCGTCCAGCCCTTGAGCTCGACGTAACGTTCGAGAGGCATCTCTCCCCACTGTGTGATGGAGTCGAGAACGACAGCTCCGAATTCGATGTCTTCGTATTCGACCTTACCGGGTTTTCGGCGAAGAGCGTGAATCACTTCGATCAGCTCGGCGTGGGTCGAAACCTTAAGAAAGGGCACTCCGAGCCCCTGCAAGGTGAGAAGACCTCCGGTCTCTCCGATTTCCGTTACGAGAATGAGCGGGTTCATTCCCGCGTCTTTCAGCGTCTTGATCGAACGTGTCTTGCCTGCTCCCGCGGGGCCGTAGGAAAGAACGGTTCCGAACGTTGCACGGAGGGTGTTCGTGTTTTGAAGCTTAGGTAGTGACCCGGGGGGCACTCACTCCTCCTTTCGGCGCGCATGCGCGCCTTTTGCTCCACAGTGGGGACAATCGAGCTCGTGCTGCTCGAAGAGCTCCTCTGTGGAAAGTTGAACGTACGACGCTTCGCGGCGGCGCCTCTTAAGTCTTCTTCTCATGCTGCTCCTTCCACCGTTGGAGAAGCTCCTGAGCGGCTTCGTCCACGTAGTCAGGTTCACGGGAGTTGAAGACGGCACGCCTTGTTGGAGTGTCCTTGAGGCAGAGGTCACGAAAAGGACACGTGCCGTAGCGGAAGCAATGTTCGGTGTTTTTTGGAAAGACGAGCTTCCAGTCTTCCCCTGTCTCGATCCGAGCATTCTGTGCGCGGATGCGTTGGCCGTATTCAAAGAACTCGAGCTCGAACTCGTTCATCTCTTCGAGGGACCTCGTATAGAGTTCCCTAGCGAACTGTGGAGCAGCCGTCTTCACGAGCAAATCTATGATGGCGCCCTGAACCTCAACTGGAGCTCCGCCTTCTGCAAGCGAGTCGAGAGTAAGCTGCTTTGTTAGTCCGTAGAGATAGGCCGTGAGCTGTAGATCCATTTCGTACTTCAAGAGGTCCCGAGGGTCCATCCGTGCTGCGGTTTTGTAGTCGACCAGATAGAGGCCTCCGCGCATGATTGAGAGGTTGTCGGCGCGGCCTCGAAGAAAAATCCCTGAAGGATGCTCGAGCCATTCAGCGTCGAGCTTCCGGCCTTCCTCCTCGGAGACTTCCCCGGAGAAAGTGCGGTGCCACCATCCGGGCTGAATCTCGACGAGGAACTGGACTTCTTCCGCAAGCGGAGCCCACATGTCGTTTTCTTTTGTCCAATGCGCTTCATACGCCGGCAGCACTCGATCGACGATTGCTTGGGCTTCCTCCTGAGTTTTGTCTTCGAAGGCGAGCTGAGGCCCGGAGCGTTCTGAGAGCTTCTCCGTTGCAGCCTGCATAGCGTCGTCGAGCGTTGCACCTTCGGTGTGCAGCACGGCAAGTCCTGCGTGTACGGCTGTTCCTATTTCGGGAGCGCTTCTTCGCCCGACAGGCTCGAGCTTCGCGATGCGATACCAGCCGTAGAGGCGTTGGCAGTTTAGGAACGCCTTCAGGTGACTCTGGTTGATGACGAAAGGCTTAGACCCATCCATTCGGAGACCTCTCTGAGCTTGTAGGCTTCAGAAGAAGTGGAACGAAGACAACCGCTCTCCTGTTCTTAGAGTTGTGCGTTGCGCAAGCGGCACACATCCAGTAGGGATGTTCGTCTCCGTTGTCCACAATGTAGCTCGCAACTGCACCACATGGAACGAGGAAGCCGTGCGAGAGAGAAGAAGCCTCCTGGCATGTACGTTCGCGATCTCGTGCATCCTTCATCGAATCGCCTCCGGCGCCGAAGGCGCCTTACAGTCCCACGTGCAGAGCACTTCGACTCGTGTACCGTTCGATGAAACGCGTACGTGATGATCGGAGCAGATCCACTTATTGCAGATTCGGCAGATCCAAATACCGATCTTCGAGCAGTAGCGGCATTTCATTTGGAGATCTCCTCCTGCAGGAGCGCGACAGCAACTCGTTCCGTATGCACTGCATGAGAACGCACGACTCCTCGAAGAAGTCCTGTTAGAGAGGGTCCGAAGCTCAAATGCTGGCGAGCTGAGGGCACTGAAACTGTGGCATGGAGAAAGCCCTCTCGAAAGCGAAGCTCTACATAACCTCCTCCAACAACAGAGAAGAGCACGGCTTCCGCGCTTGCGCTCTCCCTGGGGGGAAGCTGGGGGAGATCCGGACAGGGGCCTACAGCCGGAGCAACTTCGAGCTGGGAAAGAGCTAGCGCTGCAAGCTCTGCTGTTGCGGCATCGATTGAGAGTTCGTCGCGAAGAAAGGAGGCAGCTGCCTTGCGTGCACGCAGCGTCGTCCAGTGTTCGACGAGACTCTGCAAGTATGTCTGCGTCTGCTCTTCAGACCACCCCAACGGAGTTGCCTGGACTTCGACGAAGGTCTCTCCAGGCAGCACCTGCAATGCACAGACGGCTTCAGCCTCTTCGTTCGAGTGGAGCCATAGCCCTGGAGTCTCCTCGCTCTCCATCCACAGGTCAGGAGACTGCTGAAGATGGTCGAGGAGTTCTTCCGCTTCGAGCTTCGTCAAGAGCACAGACTTTAGCCTTCCTTCACCTGAAGGAGTTCGTACTTCGTCGGGTCGGAAACTCCTGCGTCGCGGAACGCTTCTTGCCGCTCGTAGCACGTTCCGCAAACACCACAGTGCTCCGTGCGTCCGGCGTAGCACGAATACGTGAGTTCGAACGGAACACGGAGCTTCGTTCCTTGGCGCACGATTTCTGTCTTGGAAATCGTGACGAAAGGAGTTACGAGGTCGATTGTGGAGCCAAGCGCAAGCGCCTTGGCCATCGCTTGAGCGAATTCCGGGCGGCAGTCTGGATAGATCGCGTGATCTCCGGAGTGTGCAGCATAGGCAACGCTTGGAGCCCCGATCGAGACGGCGAGCGCTCCGGCCAGAGCGAGCAGGAGCATGTTTCGGTTCGGAACGATCGTGAGCTTCATCGTTTCGTCAGCGTAGTGTCCGATCGGAACTGCGGTTTTCGATCCGACTTGGCTGCTCTTTGCTCCTGCGAAGACTTCCGCGAGAGACTTCTCGAGGTCCAGTTCCACAAGGTGGACTCCTGCGTGCTTCGCGACTGCTCGTGCCGCGAGAAGCTCACACGCATGGCGTTGTCCGTAGCGCACGCTCAACGCTACGACTTCAAGATCTCGGTTTAGGAGCCAGTAGACGAGCGTCGAGGAGTCAAGACCTCCGGAGAGTAAGACAACTGTTTTGTTCATGTTATGTCTCCTTGACTGTTCAGCTTTCGTGCTATCGCGTAGGCTTGAGCAGAGGTGGAGTACGTCCTTTCTCCCCTCTCAAGCAAAGCTTGTGCTTGCGCTTCGGAGATCTGAAGAACCTGCCAACGCGTGGAGGGCCACTGCTGACGCAAGAAATACCTCATTCCAGGCGTACGCGTGGGTCGCGCTGGCAGGCTCTTCGGCTTCTTCGAAGCCCTAGCGAGCATCTTCGAACTCCTCAAGAATACGACGGATGAAGCTCGCAACATCACGAGGGCGCAGGACATAGGTCAGTCCGAGGAGGAGCACGACAGCAGCAGCAGCCTGCGCACTTTCAGGCCAGTCTTCCGGAGGAGGAGGAAGCTTAAGCTTCATGAGGATCCTCCGGAGGAGCTTCGCTCTGCGAAGCAGTACGCTCCGCCCAGTCGAAGAGCACTGCGAAGCGCGCGAACTCATTCATCTGCTTCAACGGGCGGATTGTAAGGTCAAGCATCGTGCCGGCGGGAATCGGTCGAGGCAGACCGCAGATCCGAAGGAGTGTCGGGGGAAGATTCTCTTTAGGTAGATTGACATGGAAGTAGATGACTCCACGGATGTGATCGATTTCGAGCTGACCTTCGACTGTTGTGGTCATTCTTTCCCCTTCAACTTAAGGAAGGTTGTACGTAGCGCTTTGCGCAGCGCAGCGGTTCGAGTATACGCAAGAACCCGCTCTGGATTCAGCTCCCTCCACCGCTTGCGGTAGTCAGGACCTCCGGGAAGCTTTAGCTTCCGGCGTGCTCGCGCTTCGCGCTCTGCAAGAGCAACGTTCGAAAGAGTCTCGTTACGCGAGTCTCCATCGATCCAGAAGGGGAAGTGTCCTTCGGGCACGGCGCCGAATTTTCGTTCCGCGAGCAGCTGAAGGACGGAACACGGAGTCCCGTCCTTCAGCACCGCGATTCGGGAAGTCGTATAGGGAGAATGCTCGACGAGCGGGTCGATGAAGTCTACAGCAAGCTGGCTTACGAACGGCTCGGTCTGCACTGCGTTGCTCCGCGCAGTGCTACGTCAGGTCGAGCTCCTTTTCGAGCTCCGAGATCTTCGTCTCGAGCTCCGCGGTCGTCTGGCTCTCGGCCTTCTTCTTCTCGAGCTTCGCCCGGAGCAGCGTGAGATCCCGTGCCTTGAAGTCACGCCTGCGCTCCTTCACTTCGCGAGCGACTGCACGCAGCCCTTCGTTCAGCCACTCCGGAGCGGTCAGACCGTGCTCTGCGTAGGCGGCGCGCAGAACGTTTCCTGTTGCCGTCATTGCGACGAGGTCGTCGAGACCTGCGGAATCGGCCTCGAAATTCTTTAGGCTGGCCATTGCGTCGAACATTCCTGCACGTTCCTTTCTTAGCGCCTTGAGGCGCCGGTTGAACTCTATCACTTCTGCGACTTCCACGAAAGACCGCGCCCGGATTCGTTCCTTCTCAAGAGCAGCTCGATCTGCAGAGATGGGAGGAAGAGGCCAACCGCAGCCGCTGTACGGCGCGTTCATCGCACAGAAGACCTCCTCCCCTTTCTGAAGCAGGGTTCGACCGCACCGAGGACAGAGCTTCTGCGACCAGCTCCATGCGGTCACGCAGCTGCTCCTTTGAAGACGTCCGCGAACTTGAGAAGCGGAGTCTGCATGACTTCGTCGATCAGCGAGAAGCGACCGACGCGCATCGTCTGGACAAGATTCGGTAGGCTGTAGAAGTCGACCTTCTGCTTTCGAAGGTCGAAAATCTGCAAGTCAAGCCGTGCGCGCTCCATCGAGCTTTCGAGAGTGTTCGTGGTTTCCCCCGAAAGCTTGTAGAGGTAGACCGGAGGCTCTCCCCCTGTCAAGTCGCTGTACTTCTGGTAGGTTTCGGCAAAGAACGGACTGGAGTTCTCCGCCGAGTCGGAGATGATTACGATTCCGTCGACGTCGAGCTCCTTGTCGATCGCGTAGCGTAGACCACATCCGATGCTCGTACCGCCTCCAGCGAAGACGTGCCTCGTGATCGTGATGAGCTCTTCGTAGGTCTTTCCTGTTGCGTTGACGTAGCTCGGAGCCACGTCGAAGAAGATCAAGTGGACTGCCTCCGCATAGCGTGCGAGCGTTGCGGCGATGAGTCGGCTCGTTTCGATTGCAAGCTGCATCGAGCCACTCTTGTCCGCGAGAACGAGCCAACGGCCCTTGAGGCCGACTGCGTCGATTTGCTTCTCTTGAGCAGCCTGGAGCTTGCTCTTGAGAGCTTCGGAGTCGATTGCCTCAGCAGCGCGAGTCGTCTTCAGCGTGACCTTCTTCGACTCGGCGACACGCTCGAGAGCGAGCTCGTACGCTGCGCGAAGCGCCGGGCGTGTACGCATCCCGATCCGTTCGAGCAGCTTCGTGTTCGTCACGACCTCCGTCGGGCTCATCCTGTCGATGAGAGCAACTCCGAGGGCATCTTCCTCGCGCAGACGCGTTCCGAGAGCTCCGACAGCAACGAGAAACGGAACACGCTTTTCGAGCAGTAGAGCTGCGGCTTCGCCGGCAGGCATGTCCTTCAGTGCCACGAGAGAAGCGAAGGTTGTCCCTGCGGGCATCTCGCACCGCTTCGCGCCCTTCGCTACGCGATGGTTCAGAATGATCTGATACTTCGCGTCGCCCGGAGCGAGGTGGAGCTTCGAGTAGAGAGCCTTCAGCGAAGCCCTGTGCTGTAGGGCAGTACGCTCCCACCATGCCCAGTTCGCTTCGCGAACTCGGAGGTAGCGTTCCACGGTGCGCTTGAGCGCCTTGCCCTGTCCGGGGATTCGAACTTCGCGAGCGAAGTCCAGTGCTCGTACGAGATTCCGCGGATCGAGCAGTGCGAGATGTGCGAGCGCATTCTCTACAAGCTCCACATCACTCACGCTCGAAAGGGCAACCACGGGGAGTGCAACCTTCGAATCGCGGATCTGCCCGTGCTTCTCGTTCCACGCGATTAGGTGTGCGAGGAACCCAGGATCTTCGGAAGCGGCACGCCGCGCCGTGGGCACGTACTCCTTCAGTGCTCCGTGTGCGCTTCGCGCAAGCTCTCGAATCATTTGATTCTTCGAGATGCCCGACTCAGGGGTCATAGGCTTATTCTCCTTTGGAAGGAATTTCACTTTGTGGGCTCCTCCGGAACGCACTCGACTAGAGAGGGAAGACCTACTCGCTGAATCGGAACGCAAAGCGTGCCCTTCGGACAGACCGAGCACGGAGCTTCGCTGCGCGGTGCTGAAGCGCAAGAGATTCCCGCGAGTACGAGCAGGAGGAGGAAGCGGCTCATTTTAAGGCAGCTCCCCGACTCTCATCCGAGCTGCCTTGGCAATTCGCGCAATCCGAACGACCTCGAGCTTCATCCGTTCCTCTAGCTCTCGCATCGTTCGGAGGGCCTTGTTCGCTTCGCGGAGCGAATAGATTGAGAGTCCTAGCGTGAAGAACGAGCACAGTAGGATGGCCCAGTGCATTCCGACCCTCCCTCGGAACGACTTCCAGAATACGAACAAGCCCGCGGAAAATCTACTTCGGTTCCTCTTTCGAGGCTCGGCTGCTTAGCCGAGTTACGCTTGAATTGGTAGCATGTATCGAAGTACGTATCCGCGGAACGTGAACGGCTGAAAATCGAGGTGCTCGACGTCGGTGCTCTACCATTGAGCTAGTCACGGGAACGTGCCCGAGACATGGGATTCGAACCCACAACCACCTGCTTAAAATGCATGTAAGCAACTCAGTGTCAGCCGAATTCTCAAAACGGCTGAAAATCGAAAAGCTCTACGAAAAGCGCTCTACCGCTGAGCTACGGGCCCGAAGGCCCGATGGGATTCGAACCCACGACCTCTTGCCCCCAAGGCATGTAAGCTTTTCAGTGTCAGCCGAACTCTCAAACGCCGGAAAATCGACTGGAGAGAACGTCGCTTTGCTTCAAGAAAGCATGTACTCCAGTCAGTGTCCGGCGAGCTCTTCCTCCTCGCGCAACTCCTCCTTGAGCCGCTCGATTTCTGCGGGCCTCAACTTGTCAACTGTGTCCCGAGCGACGAACGCGATGAATCGTGACTTCCCCGCCTTGCAGCGGAGAAAATATTGCTGAACGAGACGATGAAGCCGAAGGAGTCGTTCTGACTCCGGAACGCCCGTGCCGAAGAAGTAGTCTTGCACAGCAGCGCTGAGCTTCGGAATCGGACCGTCAGGAGGAATTGGTTTCCGCTTAGCCACTTGCTACATCACCCTTTCAGGTCCGATCCACTTTGCCTTACCTGCAGGGTCTAGAGCCCATAAGTCTGGACGCGCGAGCACTCGAAGCACGTCTAGATTCTCATCCACCTGCTCCTGTGTGAGTGCTGTTCCTACAGGTCCGGTCGGAAGATCGCACTCTTCAAGGTCCTCTACTTTCACACCGAAGACGCATCGGTCGAAGGCGACCTGGTTGAATTGTCCTGTCACTGCAACGGTCATCGAGACTGTTCCGTTATGCTCTTCGTCAAACGATTCGAGCGTGACTCGATGCCCGGTCGACTTCATCCGGTATAGCGTCCAGGGGTTGAAGCGTTCCGCGAGCTTCTTGATCTGCTCGGGTCTCGTGGAAAGCCATTCTGCCCACTCCGCTTTCTGTTCCGTGCTCGGCTCGTATATGTGCATCCGCTACACCCTCAGGATGACGTAATTATACCTTACATTGATGGCAAAGTCAATGGACGCCTTTTGCTTTTAGGGCGTCCTTATTTTCAAAGGCGTCCATGGACGTTAAAAAAGGCGTCCTTAAAAAAATCGAAGGCGTCCATTGATTTCTTCTGCACTCTGCACTATTATATGGATAGCATTGATGAAACGTTCATCCGAATGTACGGATGGAACGAACCAAGGGAGAAGACGAAATGACGAGCATTCTCGACCGGATCCGTGAGCAGGTCAGCGCGCTGAGCGCCGACGAAGTCCGTGCACAGCTCGCAAAGCTGCAGGCGCAGAAGGAGAAGCAGAAGCAGTACCACAAGCCCACGGGCGAGCTCACGCCGGAGCAGAAGGCCAAGCGCACGGCGTACAACAAGGCCCGGATGCAGAAGCCCGAGGTCAAGGAGAAGATGAAGGAGTACCGGGAGCGCCCCGAGACCAAGGCCAAGATGACCGAGTACCGGAAGGAGCGCTACCTCCGGCAGAAGGCTCTCCTCGAGCGGGCGAAGGAGCTCGGACTGACGTAGGCGCGCTTCGCGCCGCGGGGGTGAACGTCGACCCCACGATCCTGGAGATGGCCGCCGGGTAGTGAACAAGACGTGACAGGCGGGAGAGCACCGCCAGCTTCCAGCTGTTCCAGCTGTTTTCTGAAGAAGGAGAAAGAGCATGCTCGAAACTGTGCTAGGGTTCTTCCTCGTGTTCATGCCGTGGAGACTGTCCCCGCCGGAGATCATCATCGACAAGTAGGGCACGAGCGCGGCACGGGAGCGCGAAGGGAGCTCCTACTGATCTCTTCTTTCGCGCTCCCTTCGAGCTTCGCGCTTTTCGCGAGCCCGGTCTAGGTGCTCGCCGAGCCACTCTCCTGAGTCTTCCATCCAGAGGAGAAACCTGCCGACTAGATCACCGAGAGTGTTCAGCCAGTGGGTTCTCATCCTTTCCTCCGTTCAACTTCACCCGTTAGACGCTCAACTTCCTCGATCAACGCCTTAAGTCCGTCGATCACGGTGGAGTCTCCGACTAAGAGGAGATGCGAGAGCCGACCTCCTGTTTGAAGTGGAGCCGCTGCTTCGATAGCTCTTAGATAGAGCCTTTTGTAGATGCAGTTTCGGTGGAAGAGTCCTCGGTCTTCTAGCCATCGTGTAAAGCGCACTTCTTCTAATCCTCCTCCTGAACGTCAACCCCGGATCCTGGGGTGAGATAGACCAGCTTCCCAGTGACCTTGTCCCGGAGCACGAAGACTCCGTACCCTTCAACCGAGGCTTGGGCTTCCAACACGAACCGTGAGCCCAGAGCTTCCGTGGAAGGCTTTGCCTTGTCGACGTTTGTCGTGCAGCCTGCAAGAAGCGTGAAGGAGCTCAGGAGGCAGAGCCCCTTGACTGCGTACTTCTGGAGCAGATGCTTCACTTCCCGCGCGGCTGGCCCCCGCCAAGCAGCAAGGTTGTTCAGGGCGTAGAGAATCTGCGTCTTGACTTCTTCTTCCCCTTCATACCTTCTCGCGACCTCGGGGACCTTCTCCAAGTAGGACAACGCATAGGGAAGATACCCGCGCTTGGGCTCTTCCCGGCACACCTGCGTCGCAACCGCAATTGCTTGGCGCACTTCTTCTGGAACTTTCTCTTCATACGTCTTCATACTTTCTCCTCTTCAGCCTTTCCCGAGAATCTTCTTCAGCTGCATGCAGTCATGCTTCACCGAGGAGTTCCGCGTCGAGCCCAACGAACACGTCCACTCTTCCACCCGACGAAGCCGCAGCTGAAGACTTCGTCTGTCACGACGAGACCATCAGCCTCATTCGACCAGTGGATTCGAAAGGAGCCGTCGGCATGCGGATTCGTGTTGAGAGGCTGGCCTACTGCTCGACCACAGTTTTTGAGGAAGACTTCCGGAGGTGCTTCGTGAGCTTCTCTCGCGCGGAGGCGCTTCTCACGACTTGAAGCGCTTTCGACACTGTCGTCGTAGAGGCTCCCTTCTCGCGCAGCGTAGGACATGAGTAGAGCCCCGCAGAGCACGAAGGGGAGACAACATCCGAGTCCGACTTTTTCGGAGACTTCGAGCTTCTTCATAAGGCCTTCTCTCCTTCTCTACTCTTCGAGCTTCGCTCCTGCGGCCAGCGCAAGCTCACGATACGTGGGGTACGTGTGGATCCAGGACTCATACGCTGAGCTGATCGTGTCGGGAACGTCCCAGGCTCCCTTCTCCCTTCGCCACATCCGAAGCTTGACCATCCGACCCTGAACGTAGTCGAGGAAGACCCCCGCGGAGCCGTCTTTCAGGAGCGCGGCGAAGTCCTCCGGCTTGAACTCGATGTTCGGCTGGTAGTGGAGAACTCCCATTCCTACGGGAGAGCTCGCTGTCACGGCGAGAACGCACATCTGCAGGACTTGCTCGTCCGTTGCGATGATTCTCATGGCTTTTCTTTTTCCTTTCCTACTTCTTGAATTAGCTGATCGACTCGTCGATCCGCTTGAGCAACGGCGTTCATCACGTGGAGCAAGCGGACAGGATCCCCTTGTGCGATTGCGAGGACAATCGGATCTGTCTGATCCTCGCAGGCTTCTGCAATTCCGTTCAACGTTCGAATGAGCGCCTGCTGCTCTGGAACGGAAAGCTTGATCGTTGCTCTGATGTAGACAATCGCGTGGAGGAGAAGCCCACCAATGAGCTCGTCCATTCGATCTTCGGCGAACTCCCGGACGGTCAGCTCTTCTGTACGGATCGCAATCTGGAGAATCCGCTGAATCTCTTTGTCCTCCTCCCATTGAGGTGTTTTCATTTTGGAGCCTTCGGAACGCTTACGCGAAACGCGTGACACGTTCGGAGAGCTTCTGCGAGAGGGTTTCTCCCCGGATGAATTCCACGTCGACGACAGAGCCGGAGCGAAGCTCAGCCCAGTGCTCTGTGATGTAGGCGTGAGCCACGGTCATCGTTCTGCTTCCCCCCCAGGAGTACGGGTCGTACTGACTCGATCCTCCGTCAAGACGCCCGAATGTCACGAGAGGATTCTCGAAGCTGAAGCCGCCTCGTCGGAGGAGATACTCTTCGGCTTGGAGAATGTCTTCAGGAATTTCGGGACCGTACGCGATGTTCTCCTCCGGAGCCATCAGAATCCCGAAGCACGGAATGAAGGTCGCGCGATCGCGAACCTCGAACAACTTGACTTCCATTCAGGACCTTCCTTTCTTCTCAAGAACGTCTTTTACGGGCGGAGCGCAGCTGTCTTCTTCTTCGGAGCAGGGGCAGGCAGCACAGGCTTTGCCTGCGGGGCTACGCGCAGCGGCTTCGGAGCGTTTTCTTCTGCGAACGCGGCGTCCTCTGCATCCTGCAGCTGCTTCGCGTTCGCTTCAGCGCGTTTGCGCCACAGGATGCTCTTGTAGCCCTTGACGAGGAAGCGGAACGCTTCCGCTGGTCCTCCGATCTTTGCGAACTTGTCCTTCGTTGCTTCTGCGAGCGTCGCGTAGGGAAACGCGACCTTTCCTTCTTCAGCGTTCATACTTTCTTCTCCTTCTCCTTCGGAGCTTCTTCGTAGAACTTGACGAAAGTGATAAAGTCCTCGAGGAACCGCCTGACTCCGGTCAGGTCGCGCCTCGAGAACCCTTCCCACCCTTGGTGGTTTGACTCGGCAACGTATTCGAGTAGGCGGTCTGCGAGTAGACGGTATGCGAGAGGCTCTCCTGAAGTCACAAGAATTTCGAGCTCTGCCTCGATCCAGTGAAACGGCTTCGTCCGAACTTCTTCCTTCATTCCTCTTCTTCCTCCTCTCCCCAGATCTTCTTCCAACATGCTCCGCAGTAGCCTGAGATCAGACGTTCACGATCGTCCTCGCTGAGCTTCGGGAAGCAGTCTTGTACGTGCGCTCCTTCTGTCCAGGCTTCGAAAGCGTTGGAGTTAAGTGTGAGCTGCTTGACCGAGCCGCATTCTGGGCACTTCGTCCCGATGATCATCGGAGAAGCCAATCGCGGAGGGCGAGTCGAGCAACTTCGAAGAGGTTCACGTTGTAGATTTCCTTCGCCACCACTGCAACGATCGCGAAGAGAATGGCGGAGAAGAAGAAGCATCCTCCTCGCGCGTCTTCGTTCCTCTCGAGGCGTTCGAGTCGCTCCTTCAATCTTTCTTCGGACATCTTCTCCCTCCTACTGGGGCTTCTGCCGCTTCGCCCCTCCTGCCGCGACTATGAACTCGACCATCGAGATCGTCTGGATCTCAATACACGTTCGAGCCATCTGCTTCGATGCGAGAACCGCCGCAGCGTGGAAGCACTTCAGGTGCTCACACGGGCGAAGCTTCGATGCCTCGAGGAAGAGCTGGACTTCTTCGAAGAGGCACTGAACGACCTGAACAGCAGTTTCGCTGTCGTCCTTGTTCTTGAACAGAGCTTCGATTGTGGCTCTGTTCGAGTCGATCCGCTCCGTGAGCTTCTCCAGAGCTTTGCGAACGTCTTCCGGGATGACTTCTTCTTCTTCAGGCATCGGTTCCCTTTCCCCTTCCTAGTGACACTCACAGCAGTTCGAGCAGAGACCGAACGGACAACGCCCCTCCGGAGCAGGCTTTCTGCACTGCATGCAGCGCGGCTCGCGCTCCACCAGGACCTTCAGGACGTGAACTTCCGGCTCCTGATTCTTGAACTTCCCTCCGCGAACGTGCGAGCGCGGGGTGTATCCGTTTACGACCTCTCCGAGAGCTCGGAGCACTGCATGGAGAGCGACCCACGAAGTGTTGGTCCTGTGCAGGTCGAACTTCTCATTCAGATGGTCGGTGAAGGCTCGCGAGTTCCCGATCAGAATCTCTCCTTTCTCCTCCCAGATGAACTGACGCTTGCGCCCATCGACTCCAGCGTAGGAGTCGATGATGTACGACAGCACGTCTTTATGCTCGAACCACTTCATTCCTTCTCCTCCCTCTGGCTCCACTCGCGAAGCCAGTCGTACGAGATGCACGGGGAGAGAAGGATGAAGACTGGGATCATGAGGAGGATTCCTACGATCATCGTGAGGAGGTCGACTCCCCAGAAGAACTCTCGAACGACTCTCTTTAAGACTTTCTTCATCTTTCCTCCTTCTCCTACCAACACGTGTCGCATGTACAGTGTGGATGCTTCCCGCTCTCGCAGCTCTTCGACGGAACGTGGTGTGGGTGCATGATCTGGCTCGGACGCTTGTCCGGCGTCTCGTAGTAGATCGCGCAGCCTGAGCACGTCGGATCGCAGAGGCCTTCAGCCTCCCACCGTCGGAGCATCTCTTCGCGCGTTTCTTCGGGCATTTTCATCCTCCCAGTCCACGGAGAAGGTCCTCGAGAAGAGGAGCCCCTTCCGTCGACCGGCGCGCGCTCTTAAAGCGTTCCTATGTTGCGTTCTCCTTCCTCTTTCTCCAGTTGGAGAGTTCGTCGAATAAGCGCTTTCGCTGGAAGCCCTCGAATCCCGGCGAATTCGAGCACGAGGTACATTCCGCGTACGCGATGCTTCGCGCTTCCCGGAGCTCTCCACATCTCGTGGAGAGCTTTCATGACTTTACGAAACCGTGGAACGGTTGAGAGCCACTCCCGCGCATCCTGAATCGCTGCCGCTTCGCGCTCTGCACGAGTGCTCTGATCGTAGCGGATCGTATAGCTCATGGCTCCCACCTTCGTAAGATGTAGTCGTCAGGAACAGCCTTGTAGAAGAGATGGCCGTAGTCACCTTCCCGATCGTTCAAGTGATGAGCTATGCTGTTCGCTTCGTCGTCGCTAAGGTTATCGAGGACCAAGATGTCATTTACGTTGTCTCGACCGAAATTGTCAACGGCTATGACCCTCATTCGTCCTCCGATCCTTCCGGGGGCAGGTTGGAAAACCCTGCGACCATGAAACAACGGGAGCACTTGAAGCGCATGCGCTTTCCTTCACGCATGCGCCCGTGGTAGAGGCTTCGCCGGAGCACTTTCGGAACTTCAACCCATCGATGTCCGATCACGTTGCAAGGGAAGTCGGAGAGGAAGTCTTCGAACGATTCTCGGGCTGCTGCGCGAGCGGGGTAGGTCGCCCGGAGAACGCGCCCCTGCCAATCGGTCCGTCGGCGGTCAAGCGTTCTCATCGGGCTTCGTCCGAAGGAGCTTCGCCGCTTGCTGGAGCAGGTCCTGCGTTTCGGGGTTCAGTTGAAGCCAGACCCGCACGAGCAGGATGTCCGAGTGTCGGAGGGGAGACGCGATTTCTTCAAACGCGTTCCGTACGACGTTCTTCTTCCCCTTGAACTGGAGAATCATGAGGCATTCGTAGATGTTCCAGTCGAGGAGCTGCCCGGGGAAGCCGATCGGGAGGGTGTCTGAATTGTGCCGCTTCTTCTGCTCTGCCTGCCAGAAGGCTGCGTCTTTCGTTTCGTTCATCTTCTTCCTTTCTCAGCTCTTAGAAAAGGCAGGAGCTGGAACAGCGTTGTACCCGTACGACTGCATGCGGTTCGCATTTGCAGTTGCCCAGATCCGAGAGTCCATCTGGGGATCAGGGCAGGCCAGATCGAAGCACATGCCGCTTTCGTCGGAGCGATGGATCCGAAGTATTCCCGCGTAGCTCAGACACTCGAGGAACGTCGTGTTCATGAGCTTGTCGTCGGGTCCGAACGGAATCAGGTCGCCTCCTCGTTGGAGGACGACTCGTACAACCCATGGGGTCATTCAGACCTCCTGCGCTTCAGCGCTCTTTTAGCCTAGGAGCTCCATCAGCCTCTCAACGAGCTTTCCGGCCCGTTCCCAGGCTTTCTTTTCCGTCTCGAGGTACTCTTCGATTTCTGGGTAGTCTTCGTTTCCGTCGAGAGACTGATGCGTGATGCTCTCTTCCTCGGAGCCCAGACCGTATTCGCCCGGGTCCACAACCATGTGGAGCTCGGTCAGGATGTCTTGAACGTCGGAAGGGTGTCCTTGAACTTCAATCAGGCCGTCATGGATCTCCGACCGCCACATCACGCGGAGGAGATCGACAGCCTGCTCTAGGTCTCTCGTATTGGCGTCTCCTTCAATCGTGATGATCATCCGCGCCTCCGGCAACGACCTGCGTGCTTCCGCTCTCCGCAGCCAGCGCAGGTGCACTGGTCGCAGAGGCAGCCTGTGGCGTGTTCGTCTTCTTCGACCTGAAGGCCGGGTTCGTCCTCCTGCCCTAGCAGGTGTTCGATTGCGTCGACGATCCACTCGAGAAGGTCGCTCTTATACTGTGTGTCGAGAGCGTCCTTCGCGGTGGAGAGACCACATTCG